CCAGCACTCAACAGTAAAATCACTGGTACCCATTACGAAGTCAGCTGAAGCGGCACTGACCACCCTATCCGCACCGCCATCAAAAACAGCAGAAGCGCCACCAAACTTTGATTGCGCCGTGCTGATTTTTGCATCAGCCTGTGCGGTCATGGTTCTGTTGATGCTGGAACTATCAGTAAAAGTGGTGCTATTATTTGCCCCGTTACAATGCAGCAATGCTTTTACAGATGCGAAATATGGATCGGTATCAATTGGTGCTTGATTGCCTCGACCTAAACCGCCTGATTGATATGGAAATGGAAGCATATTAAGCATCCGTTTCAGCAGCAGTCGTTACATAAATGGTAATGCCGTGCAACCTGGCATCAATATCCATTGTGTCGCCACCGTTACCTGTTACACGTGACAGCCTGAAGAATACCGTATCCTCGGCGGCGATGGTTCCGGCAATCGTGATTGCACTCGATTCAGGCGATGTGTACAGGTCATTGGTCGTGCCGCCAGTATCGGTACTGGTCTGTGCCGTGCCGAATGCTACTGCAATCGGATCGTCATCGCTAACGGCGACGGCCTGTAAATCCCACACTACTCCGAAGTTTGTGGTTGTAGCCGCATGTGACCAATGAGCCTTGAACGTGATCGTACCTTCATCCCATTTCTTAGGCATAACGATACTGAACTGCGCATATTCTTGGGTAGTTTTGTCAAAGTCAAGCGTCACAATATCCGGCTGGTTAGCCGCGGACGCAATCTTAGTCAGAACTGAACAACCACCGGTGAACGACGGCGACATAGAACCTGCTGAGATTGGAATTGCATGCCGCCCTGCCGTACCAGCGCCAGCCGTTACGTTAATAATTGGGTTTGCCGGGTCTGTATCGTCAACAGATATTCCAGTTCCTGCGACAATAGTTTCTACAATCCCACTACCTCCACCGCCTGAACCAGAAATTGTTTCTATATTGGTCCCATCAGCGTACAAGTGCATCCTGTCACCCTGAGCCACCACAATACCTGTACCGCCAGATGTTTTGACAGTTAAGGTGTAAGCACCTGAACAGTTATTAAAGACAATCCACTCACCATCATTCGGCACGATGATTGACCTGTTACCTGTCAAAGCGCCGCTTGCCGTGATATATCCAGCTCGGGCCTGTGCTGCTGTCAATGTAACATTTGCTGTTGTGACTGTTACTGCTACGTTATGAGTTAGATAATCAGGATTAACCCAGGCACGCTCATCAACATAACTTGTCACTGTGGATGTACCAGTGACGATGGTATAAAGCGGAATACTACCCGGAGTGAAACCTGTCGTATTTTTGCTGATTACCCCAGCTCTGGTCGCTTCAACGTAATTGGTTGTGGAAGCCGTAAGGGAAATTTCATCATTATCAATAGGAGTCAACACGCCATCCACCAGCATACTCCCGCCGTAAAATCCCCATGTCAGCGCGGTAGTAGTTGATGCCCTGCGTCCGAATATGATTGCCGGGCTGAGCGCGTCGAATAAGGCATTCGCAGTGCTTTCTTTGGATGACTGTGAAGCGCTGATGTTGTCTAGCAATGTTGTACTGTTGCTCATGATTTATCCTTAAACTGCATAAGTTTTACGCTCATTGGCACTGAATGATTGCCCTGCTACTGAAAATATCCTGACCCATGTCGACCCGTTATAGAACTCCAGTGCAAACGCCGTTGGACTTCTTTCAAAAGCATTTGCGGTAATGGAAAATTCCAGCACGCTGACCGGCGCGGCAAATGTATATTGGATCCAATGCGGAGGGTCTGTATTTGAGCTGCCCCAGGTGGACGTCGTATTATCAAAAGCATTGGACGCTTCCCAGCCTGCAGATAACGTAGTGCTTGCGCTGGCGGATCCTCCGGCACATTGGTCTGCACCACCCACCGTGGCCATCATTTCGACTTCCTGTATTTCAAGCCATGTGAATACGCCATATTGCGCAGTCACATAGATGCGCCATTGTGTTGAGCTGAATGCGATGGGTAATTCAAATGAGGCCGGTGCCGGATACCCTCTGCCGGTAACGGCACTGATCTGATAGACCCTGAGATAAAGCGTGGATGAAATTTCACCGGAATCTGCGATTTGCTGGGCTGCGGTATAGGTCGCGGTATTAGTACTCACCGCAATGGTGCGTTTTACTGTAGTAAAAGTGGAATCCATCACATCCACTTCGTAACTTTCTGCGGCCTCACCCAGCGGGATGTCCGTATAATCGCGCCACTCGGCACTGATCCTGCCCCTGCGCTTCCAGTTGATGATGTAATCGCCGTTGACATTGCGGCCTGCTCCGACCTCCACGGGAGAATAGCATTCCAGTGCAACGCCAGCTGGCGTAAATGGATTTGGCGCAGCCTGCTGCAGGGTCATACCGAATGTCGGGAATTTAAACAGGCGCTCAAGCCCGATATCACTGGTTTGAAATGGTACGCGCCTGAAAGTGGATGCTGATACAAAAGCAAACCGTTCCCCAATCGTATGGAATGGCATTGCCCATTCAGATCCCTTGCGACCTCTCAACAGTCCGCTTAATGTGTAAACACCAGGGCTGACCAGTGTTGCGTTTTTAAACTGGACAATCTCATTGCCGATCACGGCATAATTTTCACCATTCAGCACCAGCGTTTCACTTACGCTAGAAAGCGTTCCGGCCACCATCTGCACTGTGACCGTATTCAATTCGTCAAAAATATTGCCGCCATGAAAATCGCCTAAAGCGGTGATGGCATATCCGATTGCAGCCGCATTGCTGTCGGCAAATAACTGCGTATAGGTCGCCCCGTCATCGTTGCTTTTAAAAACGACGCAGCCGCTCCAGCCAGATCTGTATCCGCAGGCGGCAAAATAGATCCCGGCGTCATCATCGGCATCACGCAGCATAGGGATGTCGAGCAGCATGCCAAGCGTTTGCACCGGAATCGTAACTACCTGGCCAGGAATGCTGGACTCTCCTGCACCCATGCCGCTCTGGCTATAGATGGCACTATCTTCTGCGACACAAGCCAGCGTGATAATGCCCGGCACAGCGTCATCCTTGCTGGTGATGCGCATCCGCAGCGTCACATCACGATAGGTCACATCAATCACGTCCGTGGGTTCCAGCTTTGCCCATTTGCGCGACAGCTGCAGCGTGTAAGTGGTGCGGGCAACCCAAGCGTTATAATGGTTAACATCCGCAACCTGCTTGGCCTTGGCATCACTCATGGCCACCGGCAACGGGATTGTCAGAACCCCGACACCGGAGCCTGTCTGGCGCTGGCTTTTTTGCGTACCCTGCTGGTAATCCGCTGCCGGGTTGATATATAAAACGCTCACCTCATGCGGAAGTTCCAGATCCTGGGCGCGTAGCGTATCAAGCGGATTGCCTGGGCTGCTGCCCCATTCATGCGCGTTCAGATCGCCTTCCGTAATCGATGCAACCGCACCGCCGCCGCGTTTAACGAACTTTAATCTGCCGCTCATCAGTCGCTCTCCACGGCATCAAAATAAAACGCAGCCTGCAATCCATCGATTGCCGCCCTGCCCGGCATTTGCTGGGCTATCGTATAGCCGTAGACTTCATCCGTTAAAGCAGAAACGTCGATGTCTGATTCATTCAGGCCTACACGGGCACATATGTCAGCAACGATTCCTGACAGCGGGACTGGATTTGAAGAAAGCCTGTCTGTTAATGGCACCAGTGCGAGTCCGCTTGACGGATTGGTCACATAAGCAACCAGATATTCCGGTACGCCTGGTATTTCCATGCAGCCATAAGCATTGCCGGTAACAAATAAGAATAGCGGCCAGCTGCTCTCTGTTTCAAACGTTTCTGCGTTCAATAAAGATAAAGTGTCGTTGTCACTTAAAATGTATTTATCCGCGATAGGGAAATAATCAAACGACCCCAGCGTTAATATTGCCGGGGTATCTGGCGTATGTTCCGACATTTCAAAAATGCTGTCATCATCCACCGTCCTGAATACCGATTTCGATGAAGCATTCCTGTCATACCAGGCATAACGGTTGCGCCTGGTGTCATACGCAATATATGGCGTTTCTGAAGTTACTGGCTGATTATGGACATACTGGCCATTGATGAAAAAGCAGATATATGGATTGTAGTGAGACAAAGCAATTGAATTCTTTCCTGCGATGCCACGGCCGGTGTACCAGTCCACTAGCATATCGGTATTTTTCTTTCCATCCCAAAGCAGAGTGACTGGATCCAGAGCATTATAGCCGTCGGTAACTGTGGATCCACCGGTGGCGAATAACACTTTATGGAAGGTTTTATCATAAAAGATATTGCCACCCAACCGATGGAACCCAATATAAACTGATGGAGTTATCTTCCTCGTGAAAGCTAAACTAGAGGCGTCATAAGCTATGGCGACATCATTGGAGTAACCGTGCCAGATGGCATCGGTGTTTATCCATATCTCATTGGTGTTTTCTACATAACATAAATGCCCACCCCCATTGCTTGACGGGATGTCAGATATGTCTATGGATCGATCGGTTTGGGCTATAGCATCCGTGACATGCAGAACATAGGGTTCAGTCCCACCATTGTCGGCAGATACTGATAAATAAACCCCATCAATGAACGGGTGAGGCATAGCATCGATAACCGTGGTTTCAGTCAGTTTCGTGTGTGTTGGCGTAGAAACATCGCCGTCTGCAACGACTTCAAATGAAAAGTTTGGAATCCTGTTCCCGAATTTTTCCAATTGCAGGTTTTCAAACACCACATAAGCCAATCCCCTGAATCCAGGCACGTTCCCTGCCCCCAGATAAGACTCAAGCAATGAATCTGCCACCTGCGTTTCGCTGCCTGGATAAACGCGGATATTGTTGCTTTGCCCGGTAGGGCCGCTGTTCGTCGTGCTTTGATCGAAGATCAGATTGCCATTTGCCCAGATTTTACGGATGCCTGATATTTCACCTGCACATACCGCTACCGCGCAATTGACTGAATAAGTGTAGGTTGTTACAGACTGGCTGGGGCCGCCCTTGCCAGCCTCTTCCTCGTGTTCGGTTTCTATCAGGTCGCTAGACCACATGACCTGCCCAGCACCGCGGCCGGTCCCGTAATAAATCGGGACCGATGATCCGTAGGTCGAGGTCTGCACTTTCAGGTCGGCCATGCGAGGCCCCTGCACATCCGGCAGTTTGGTTAAGCTGCTGCCGAGCATGGACCCCACAGTGAATCCGATCTGCGCACCGGACATTCCAAGCATGCCGCCCCAGGCCAATCCTGCCGGCCCCAAAGCCACGGCGCCTGCTACACCAAGAACCAGTGAAGCCATTACTCCACCCCCTTGAACCGGTATGCGCCACGCACACGGCTCTGCCAGGTCGCGTCGTAACTATGCTCAACGCACTTCCTTACCTGCGCATAGGCATGCAGCAGACCGGTATCTGTCAGGAAACCGACATGCTGCGGCTCACGATCAAACGCAAATAGCAATACATCGCCTGGCTTGGCATCCTTGATTAAGATTTCTACCATGTGCTGGCGCAATACCTTGCGCATCTCGTCTGCGTTTGGTGATCGCGCATAGCTTGTGGTGTCAAAATTAATGAATCCTAACGTCTTCCCCACACCAATCACGACACCGACGCAATCAACGCCTACACCGAGCAGGCGTCCTTGATGGTGAAATGGCGTGCCAAGCCACGAACGAGCTTCTGCCAAGATTTCATCTCTCACGTTCTGCTTTTTCTTAGCCATCAATCCGGTCCCTTATAAAGGGCATCTATACCAGGGAAATAAGGCTCACCGCGAAAGTTGACAACATTATGGAACTTAGTCTTGCAATCCTCGATGATGCGCTTAGCACATCCGGCTACGATGCTAAAATCATCGCCAATCTGTACTGTATACGGCATCGGTAGCTGTAAGAGTACCGAACCCACAGTGTAAATTTTAACTTCCATAGATAATCCAACATTGAGTCCTCCTGTCCAGGTAATAAGCCCGTAATCGAAATATTCATCAGCCTGCGTCAGACCGCTGTCAGTAAATTGCCTGTTGCTGGTGACGGTCTCAACCGTTCCAGCAAAAGTGAATGCGGTCAGGTCTTTTTTACACAAGGCATCACCCAGCGTGGCGCGGCATGATGGCTGATACAGATCCCCAACATTCTGCTGTAGCTTTTGCGTGAGACCGCGCAGCTCTGCCGTGAAGACGGTACGGCCTGTCTTAACCTCACCAAGCCAGCCACGACGTAGATACAAAACGCCTTGTGTCAGGTCGGAATAATTCACCTGGAAAATAGTGATTTCTGCAAAGTCCCATAGCCCCGCATGGATATCAGCCTCGGCAATGGATGCGGAATCAAGCATCCCCATCACCTCAAGATTGTCTACATTGAGCGCCTCACTGGAACTGATGGAAGAAGGTGTATACCCAGCATCTGCCTGATAGGTAATTCCATCGTGGACAATATCGCTGGTATGGTTGGTGAACCCGTAAACAGAGCCATTGACCAGGATCGCTTTCCAGCAGGTTGCCAGAGTGGTCGTCTCGCCGCGGAAGTGGGCATCCAGGGC